GACAACCCAACCAATACGACCAGCATCAGATCCAGATACTTCGTAGTAATCTTTCATGATAATTGGCTTATTAGTAAACGTCTTGAAGCTTGGCTCGTTAGCGCCTCTTGTAGTAGCTCCGTCATAGTTATCACCTTTCTTAAACTCAGAACCGATAACTAATAAAGTACAACCACCAGCTGTTTGAGCTAAAGCACCTAAAGTATCAGCATTGTAAGCTCTAAGACCTATAGCCTGATTAGAAACAGCTGTTACTAAACATCTTGATACTTTACCTGGAGTTGAAAGTAATACAATGTCGTGATTACGAACACCGTGGTTAGCGATAGCAAAACCGTCGCCAGCTACATTACCATCAATATCAGATACTACAGTAAACGAACCTTTAGCACCAGAAGAATCAACGTTACCGTCTAAATCAACTGTACCAATGTAAGATAAGTGTAGTCTTGATTGCTCAGACCATATAACTCTGTCAGAGGTCATAGCCTCTTCAGCGCCTACTTGATTAAGGAAACCAGAAATTGTACGAGGTCCAAAGATCTCAGCTTCTTTTTCCATTAACTCAGGTAGGTACTGCTGTGCCCATCCTTGTGTAGATGTGCTTGTAAAATCAACATAATTTGTAGATAGTGTTTGTTGCTGTGAGCTAGGAACACTATTCAAATTAGTTCCGTTTGTAATTGCCATAATTGTAAAATTTTAAGCGTTAAATAAATTATTTTCTATTCTTAATCTTAAACTTAAAATCGTTCGTATTGTCACCTAACACTTTAAACTTCATATCACTTGAATTTGGTACACCGCTAAATTGCTGTCGCGGATCCATATTCACGTTTTTAGATTTAGCAACGCTCTCCTTGAGTGCGTCAGCTTTACCTTGCTCGTAAAAGTGTTGAGCAACAGCGTCTGCGTTCATAGCCGTAAATAACGACTTATGATAACCTTTAGCGTCTGACATTGTATTATCTTCTGCCAAAAACTTTTTGACGAAGTTGTTAATGTCGCTTTGGGTTTCTTTAACATTGTCTACGTTCTTAACATTAAACCTAAACTTTTTATCTCCAATATTATATTCAAAGCCTTTGAATTTATTATTGAACAATTGATTAGTTTTGTTTAAAAACGTTCTATGTTGCTTTTCAGCCACAGTTTTTTGTTCGCTCGATTCTTTGTTGTATCGATTAAAGAAATCAACAGCTTTTTGCTGCTCGTTAGTGAGCTTGCTTCCAGCTTTGATTTCGTCGTAATATTTAGACTTTTGCCCGTCTAAGTAGGCTTTCGCTTCGGCAACTTGCTCTTTTAAAGCGATTTTCTTTTTTCTAATATCTCTTTCATCATCAACATCCTCATCGTATGAAAAAGTTTCGTCCATTAAAAACCTACGCTCTTCTTCTGTAAGATGAGGTTTAGTTAAACGATAATACTCTTGTAAAGCTAATGAGTTATCCATTTCTGAATAATCTTGATTTAGCCTTACATAATCTTCTAAATCACCACCGGTTTCATTCATAAAGTCAACTAACTTTTGAATATTTTCCGGCAACGGTTCACCTGTAGCCTCAGCTTTAGTAATAGCTTCCTCAACTTCTTCAGCAACAGCTTCTACTTCTTCAGCTATTTCTTCTTCAGTTACTTCTTCAACTACAGGTTGTTCTTGTGCTTCGACTTCCGGCTGTACTTCTTTTTGTTCTTGTACGGGCTCGGTGTTTTCATCGCTTCCAACCACTCTTGCGTCGTCAGCTGTGTCATCTGCAGCTTCTGTTGTTTCTTCTTGGGTTTCATTTTCAATTGGTTTATTTAAATCTACTTTAATAACACTGTCATCGCCAGCACTATCAAATTTAGTTTCATCAACTGTTTCTACAGTTTTTTCTTGTGTAGTTTCATCAACTACGTTTTCATTATTCTCTTCCATGATAAAATATTATATAATTAATTATTTAGGTTCAAACGCGCCTAAATCAAAACCACCTCCAAGTATATCATTACCTGAAGATTCAAAGTTTTTAGGTGGTTTACCTTTTTGTCTTTGCTCAATTAACTCACTTTGCTGTGAAGCTTGTATTTTAGTTCTTTCGTCTTTACGATTTTCTTTATTGCTTTCTCTAGCTTTTAAATTAGCAGAGTCTATAGATCTTAACTGTAAGTTATATTGGAACTCTTGCTCCATTAACTGAGCTTTTAACGCTGCATCAGCTTGCATTTTTTGAGCATCAAGCTGTGCTTGCATTTGAGCTAACTGAGCTTCTGCTTGCTTTAATGCTTGTTGTTTTTGTATTTCAAGCTGAGCTTGCGCTTGTTGAGCTTGCGTATTAGCTTGGGCTTGAGCTTGTATGTTTTGCTGTTGCATCATCTGATCTCGCTTCAGCTTTTTGCCTCTACGTATTTTAAGTAGCTGGTTTGCTAACTTAATGTTTTTAATATCTCTAAGATCTATAGCGTCTTCAAGATCTATTATCTTCTGTGCTAACGCTTGCTGTATATTATTTTCAAGTATAGCTTTTTGTTCTTCATCAGGAGCTAGCTCTAAGAATATACCAAAGTCATATAAATGTAGCTCTGACATTTCTTGTAGTGTAGCTACATTATGAACACCTATGCTTTGTATAAAAGCTTCCTTAGTTGGTGAGTACTCTATGATGTCAGATATTCTAAGCGACAAGCATTCGCAAACTTCAGCTGTTAAAAACAAGCCAGAATTTAATATATGTCTTGTAGCAGTATTACTATTAGCTGCAGCTATTTTTTGAACACCGACTAACGCTCTTTCGTCTGGCGTACTACCATCACGCGCTTCATTTAGCCCGGTCACATCACGTATCATCTGCAAGTAATAGTTGTAATTACCTATTAACGCTTGTATTTTGTTACCACCACTACCGCTAGTTATTTCTTGTATAGGCACTTTACCAGGATTCATATCACCTTCCTGTGTAAACGATCTACCAATAACACTACCTGTTTGGAAGAACATGTTTAAAGCTTCTTGCGGATTATAGTTTGTTCCATTGCCCAAGTCAACCTCAGCTAAACCGTCAGCATCTAAGTAAACGCCATCTGGAACCATGCGTGATAATACCTGTTGCAGCTTTAAGTGTGTAAGCTGTATCATATCAGCAAAGCCAGTGATACGTTTTACTAACGACTGTATTTTACCTTTATACATATGAGGCGCTACAATACTATAGTTCATTTTTACTTTAGTAAAATTACTTTTAGGCCTCATCATATTCTCAGACATCTCCCATTTAAGCAATTTGCTAGTACCTAAAATCAAAGCGCCTTCATATAATGTTTCTATAGATCTTTCAAGTTTTGAAAAGTTACCTTGAGCATCTTCCGGCGGATCAAAGCTATCATCTTTTTGTATAGCCTTCATAGCTCCGCTGCCAGTTTCTTTAACTTTATAAACTTCGTTCATATACGTTTTATAATTGAAATATAAAATCTGAACTTTGTTTTTATCTGTATCTTCGTATCTAGGCCCACTGTTATTGTAGTTTGATCTTTGCGTGTAGCCTGTTTGTTGTATTTCTTCTAAGTCGCTTTGTGTTAAATGTGGAAATTGTTTAACAAGCTCGTTTATAGGTATTGTCTTAACTTCACCTACATAGTATATATCATCAAAGTACGGCGACTCAGTGTAAGAATACACTAAATCTGCTGGATCTACATAGTCTATTACAACACCTTCAGATGTAGTGAAATTTGTTTTTACAGCAGCAATACCTAAAACAGTTATATCGTGATATAAACGTTTTTTAATTAAATCATAATTATTACCTTCAAGCAATACATTGATAGCTTGTTCTTCTGCTATTTCAACAGCTTGCTTGTATGTTAATTGCATGTGCAGCTCTAGCTCTTCTTGAGTTTCAGGAAGTTTTTCAGGATCATTTTGGTAAAGATTAATACCAAATTCTTGAGCAGCAAAGTCATTCATTTCTTTAGTAGCCATATCACCAAGTACACTTTCCATGTACTGTGTTCTTTTAGCTACACCATAAGGATCTTGTGAATACGCTTTTATATCATAAGCTCTTTCAGCTATACCATTAACAACTATATCTACAAACTTCGGTATAATTGGCACAGGTGTCCAGTCTAAGTTTAAGTAGCTTAAGTCACCATTTATTGATAACTCATCTTTATATTTTTGAACTGACTGCTCACCTCTAGCGTAAAGCCTTAATTTATGAAAATCATTGAAATTAGCTTCGTATCTAGTGTGTCTTCTATCATCAAAAAACCACTCTGTTTCTATTGCTTTAGCAACTTTTAAACCGTAGTCATAGCTAAGCTTTTCAGCATCACTAACTACTTGACTTGGAAAATAACTTTTTATAACAGACTCTGCCATATTTTATTTTATTATTGTAGATGTATATCCTTTATTATCGTATGTTGACATTTTTATATTTAGTTTTGGTTTTTGCCTATTAGCCACTGGTGTATAAAGGTGTCTGTTGCAAGCCATTATAGCTAAACCTGAACTTATAGTTGCATCAAACTTAGTTCTTTTATTTATATCAAATCTACCCCAATCATTTAATGTTTCATTAAAATATATGTTTCCATATACGCCGTCACCTTTATAGCCAACATGCTCTTGTATATACATTTCAATTGCAGCAGCATGAGCTTGTTTAATATCTTCACTAGAGTTTGGTATACCACCTATTTCTTTTTCAGCAACAGATAATTTATTCCAAACTTTATCAGGTCTGTTCATACTAAAACCTCTATAGCCTCTACGCTTTAAATAGTAAAGTAATCTTGGTTTATTGTTTTCTGCAAGTAGCGGCATGCCATAAAACACTAAAGACATTAGCACGTCTTCAAAAAATATTTCTGCAGTTTGTGGTCTAGCTATATATTCTAAAAACATATGGTTTGGTGGCGCGTCTTCCATTGA